GTAAGTATTGATAAATGATTATGAATTCAATAAATGAAAGAGGTTGCAGCGTATCAGAAACACAACGATATAACCCTTGCCAAAACAGCAAGCGGTATTACCCAATGGACAGCCCGTTCAAGGCGTTCTAAACGTTCCATTGGATAACCCGGAAAAGGCGGCAATAGTCCATGTAAAGAACATTGTCCGCCAATTCAAGCAGTTCGTCTATGTAATCCCTTTTTCGCATCACGTTCAAGTTTTCTACGTTGTTTACGATTTATGCCGTTTGCTGCGGCGAGACTATTCAGCGTCTCTTTCTGTTCGGGAGAAAGCATGTTATATACTTCTTCCCGTGATTTGCCTGATAAAATGGCTTGTACTATTTTTTTAACTTCCATTTGGTACATAAAAATCAGTGTTCGAACTTGGATACCGCCCGGACACAAAAAAGGCGGTAAAACCATGTTGGAATTACCGCCTTAAATTTTCAACAAGAAACTGCTAAATTTTAATTAAATCACATCCTAATACATCTGAAATTTTAGCAATTGTACTCAATGTGAAATTATGAGTTCCACATAACCATTTACTTACCTCCGATTTCCGTTTTCCCATACGTTTGGCAAGTTCTGTTTGAGACATGCCTTTCTCTTTCAAAATAGCATCAATCTTGTCAGATAATGCAAACGACATATCTACCTGTTTCCTTACGTCATTGGGAATATCCGAGATACAACTTTTAAATAATTCGTTTGCGTTCATAACTCAAAGGTTTTACTTTCTATATCTAATATTTCCGTTTCCTCTACAGTGACAGAACCTTTCTTAATAGCTATTCTGAGGATATTATCAAACTTCTGCAAATCCATTACATACCCACTCAGTTCTTCGCTTTCGTTGTATGTCTTGTTTTGCTTTATCCCACCGTTGCCTGCAATTAATATTTTATCAGATATTCTTAAACAGTATAATCTAAGCTTGCCGGATGTTATCGGCAATGCGCATACATTATCTTTTACCTTTCCTTCCGGTCTAAAATAACGCTCAAATACACCATTGTCTAATATCTTCTTCACTGCTAAAAGGATTATTTGATAGTCTCTTCTAAGCTCTGCATTATCTTTAAATTTCATCAGAAACTTTTCAAATTCGGAAATATCTTCACCTTCAAAGCAAATAGTATATAATGTAGCCTTATCTGACTTATCTACCAATTTTACATTTATCGCAGCCATACAGTTAACTTTTTCTGCCACAAATATAACAAGATAAGTAAACAAAGTGTTCACTTTAAAGTGTATTTAACCGGGTTTATTCACATATTTAACAAAATATGCAGTGATTTGGCGGTAATTCCAACAAGTCAAAGAACAATTTACATAATATTTTCCAGTATTTCCCAAATTGGAAAGGACTGGTATTGTCATTCCAGTAATTTTCTTCTGCAATGTTCACACAAAAATTTCTTCGCCACCGGGAACATCTTCTGTCCCACATATCCGCTAAGGTACTGCGCCTCTTCCCCGTATGGGTCGATGCCGAACACCCGTGAGATATGCCGGCATAGATGCCCCTTTTCATGGTCGAAAGAGTTCTGAAACTCTTCCGGCGAAGAAGTAAGAGCAATAACCATTACGGTCTCTCTGCTCCGGATATTGGAGTAAGTGATACCCGTATTCAGATTGCAGGAGCGCATGTTCTTATAGGCATTCACCAAATCCATCCCCCTGCATCCCACCCGCTGAAGGTCGGCGATGATACGGTCGGTATAATAGCAGTCCACCGCATAATATACACGCACTTCCCAATCATAATCCGGTATATAAAATTCCTGTATTATCATAGGCTACATCATCTGTTCCCACATGATAGGGTTGCCGGAGCCTATGCAGTCGGCATAGAACCGAGTGAAAGGCATTCCATTGTAAGCGTCCACATCATCTATGTAATCCTTAATGAACAATGCGAGATGGGCTTCGTCAGTGATAGAACTTTTGTAGTAATCCGACTTCGCCATGTTTGCCACGTAAACGCTGTCGTACCCTGCATCCTTCTCCAGGTTTATACTGTACTTTTTAAGAAGCTCCTCTACCTGTTCTTTGCTGATTGGTTCAAGTTTTTCCTCCTTGCCCGTAGATTTGTTTTCCATCTTCATGTGGGAAACAGCCCATAGGCACATCTTCTTGCTGAAATGCCATCCGTACTGGCTGAGATAGTCAGCCATTGCAGGCGGTATTCTGTCGTATGTATCTAATCTTTGTTTCATATTTTCCTGATTTTAAGTGATTGGCAAAAGAGGGGAATAATCCCCTCTCCATTACATGAACTCTCCGTTGGCGCGTCTGCGTCTGCGTTCGCCCATATCATCACCGTAAGGCTGTGAACCGCGGCGTTCGCTGTAAACCGGATATTCCGGGAAGTAACCCGGCATACGGCGTTCGCCCATATCTGAGCCGCCGCTATAACTTCCACCGCGTGAACCACCGCTGTTACGATAGCCCATTTCACCGCCCTGCATCTCACGCATGGCTTTCTCGTAACCATAACGGCAACCCTCTCTATAGGCTTCTTCCATAGGATTACCGCCTCTCATACCGAAGTCACGGTCATATTCTCCGCGTCCTTCCTCCAATATTTCCCACATTCCCATATTATTTCTTTGTTTTAGATGTTTCAGCCACTCCGAGTTGTTCCATAAGCCGTTTGTTCAAATCCATAAGGTCGGACATGTTCTTGCTCATTTCCGCCATTTGCCCTTTCAGGGAGGATATTTCCTGTTCCTGACGTTGTTTCTCTGCAAATTCGGGGTTCAAGAGCGTCAGCATCTTGTCACATCCCGCAATGACAGAATTGTGGAAGTCCATGCTATTGATAATGTCTATGCTTTTCTGTTTCATAGAAGCGACCTCGTTGTTCATCGCATCACGAGAGCATGACACCACGATATTGCCGTTCTGCCCGAAGTCGGCTATATCCATGCCAGCAGGTAGATTTTGGAAAGTCGTGTTCTGTCCGTTGATACAGACAACGACATCCACAACCATTTCCATTTGGGGTAACTGTCCCATAGGGGGTGCCATAGGATATTTTGGCTTGGGAGCGGAAACGCTGACTACCGGACCGTATTCGATAAACGGGTTAGCATCCTTATGAAGTATATACAACTGGTTATTGGTACGAAGTGATTGAAACATATTGGTTTGATTTTAAAGGGGTGTGGCTATTTCCATTTTGGGAACAACCACAAAGCCCCATGTTAACTACTTGCTCTTTTGAGCGGTTGCTTCTGCTGTCGGAGTCGGTGTCGATGCGGTTGTCGGACGATACCCACCGTTGACAAGGAACAGCTCATTGGTGTACTTGTTATAGTGGATTTCGTAGATGCCCGTTCCGGCAAGGTTGCCGACAGTCACCGGCTCATTGTTGTAAGCCAGCAACGGTCTTGTATCCCCGTTAGTCCCTATCAGTATCGGGAGTGTAGCAGTCGTGCCGGCAGGTATCGCCTGGCGGAGACTGACATAGAAACCGCCTACATAGCTTCTGTTACGGAACGCATGGTTAGGAAGTTCCAAAGTCACGTTCTCCGTGCCGACTGTTACGGCTACCGTAGGAAGGGTATTGAAATTAGCCCTTCCAATAGTAGGGAACAAGAAAGGAAATCCTGTAAAAAAGTTAGGCCACATAATTACCCCCTTTCTTACCGGAATTAACCCCAGTAGTTGTTACAACCACAACCGCCACGTCCATACATTGCATCACCGGCGTAAGCACCGAAAGCCGCAGCACGGAAACAATCTGTGTTGATGGCTTGAATATTAGGGTAAACAACCGGAACAGTGTTAGGCATCTTGCATTTTATTCCATCGACATCGGACTGCAATGCCTGCAAGCCTGCTGCCAAAGGAGCAATCTGTTGTCCTACTGAACTCAGGATAGTAGCATTCTGGTTACGTTGGGAGATTTCAGCAGTCAAAGTGGCTTTTTCTGCTGTAAGAGCCGCAATCTTGTCCTGCAATGCCTGGTTCTGCATGGCGTCCAGCTTCGCAAGGATAGCATTGGTATTGGCGGTCGCACCGTCACGCAATGAAAGTGCATTCTGATTGGCTGTGTTGACAAGCGCGTTGGTCTGATTGCACATCGCAAGCTGGTTCTCATAGCCCATTGTGGTAATGGCGTTCTGAGTCTTGCAGCAACAATCTGCAATCTGAGTAAGAACAGCCTGATTTCCGGACTGGAATGCGTTGATGATTTGCTGGCTTGACATGCCCACCTGATTGCCAACATTGGCGATAAGTCCCTGGATGTTGCACAGGGCACTCTGTAACTGTTGGGTAGAGCAGTTCAAAGAAGAAGCAAGCTGATTGATGGCGTTACCGTTACCCTGAATGGCTGACATCAGGTATTCACGACCGACATCACCGTTAAGCTCAGCAGGCAGACCTCCACCATTACCAAAGCGGTTGCCAAAGCCGTTGCCGCCCCAACAGAACCACAAAAGGATAATCCAGATGAACCACCACGAGCCGCCCCATTGGTCTTGGCTGCCACGTCCCTGGTTAAGTAAAGCGAGAAGTCCGGGGTCTACACCCTTGCTTCCCATCAAGTTGGGCAACATAGCCATGATGTCGAATTTGCTTCCGCCACCATTTCCGTTGTTCCCGTCTTGATTGAAGACATACGTTCTTTCCATAGAGATTTATATTTTGTATTACGGTCAAAATCAACCGCATCACAAAAGTATAAATACTAATACTGCCATGAAATCAATTGTTTCCCAACGATTTCTTTATATTTTCCCAATATATTCTCAACATTTTCCCGCCTTTCATACGTTCTTGGAAATTGGAAATCATGTAGTTTATCGCACGTTTGGTCTTGTGGATTTTAGGAGCTATCTGCGAAGGGTACATTCCCCTTTCAACAAGTAACTGTACAAGCAAGTAGCGGGCGTCTACGGTTTCCGTATCCTTATCCGAAGATAGTATTCGGCTGGCGGGTATTTCGGTCTCCTGCGCCACGAGATTGATTGTTTCGGCAAAGATTTCTGACTTACACATAGTTTTTCTGAATTTTATATTTATCTTTGCCCTGCCACATAAAATATTTGATTATATATGAACAAAGCATAAGATA